ACAATCTGATTTTGTTTTATCTTGACGGGGCAGAGGAATACTGCGAGAGGTATTGCAGGCGAAGCTTTGGCAGCGCATTCCCGGCAAGCGTTGCTTTGGCCGCTGCGCTGATCACGGCAGGGGCTTACGAAACAAGAGAAGATGTCATCACAGGGACTATTGTTTCCAAAAACCCAAATGTTGAAAATTTTCTAGACAAATGGGTTGATTACAAGGACTTCTTTGGTCCGCCTGTTTCGCCATCAGTGATAGTTGGATTTGACTCTGAGACGATTTTCATCGGCGCGGATTGGTCGCGCGTGTGGCGACTGAAGAACAATGGCGTTGCTGTGCCTATTACTGGATTTGTAGGTACGTTCGAGCTGTACAGTGGTGGCTCAGTTATTAGCTCGGGTCCGCTTACTATTCAAAACGCGGCTAACGGCGAGTTTTTTTATAAGCTAGATTCGTCCGTCACGCAGACGCTATCGCCCGAGGCGTATTGGTACAAGGTCAAATGCACCTCGCCGACTGGTGAGGACATAGTTCTTGATCGCCGACAAGTGATGGCCGCATGACATACATCGTCGAAGTAGAAAAGCAAGGGATTACCGTCGAGGTTGATCGGCCAGGTATGCAAGGTCCGCCCGGACCTCCTGGGGCGTCAACATCTCGATACCCGCACTCTCAAGCGGTCGCGAGCGACGTTTGGGTAGTTGCGCATAACCTCGGTTACTGGCCGCAAGTACAAATTTTTAGTGTTGGTGGCCGTGAAATGGTTGCCGAAGTGCTTCACGTTTCAAACAACGTCACAAATATTTACTTCGACGAGCCAACGGCGGGCGTCGCTTTCTTTGATTAGGGATTTGAAATGGCATTAGATGTAAAACGCGGATTAGACTTCGGCGGGATTAGTCGGATCACTAGCTTGCCCGCTTCGGTGGCTGCGGGCCAGCCTGTAGTTCACGAGCAATTGCAATCAGCCCTTGAGGGCATCGCCTGGAAGGACTCTGTCCGCGTACAAGCACAGGTAAACGTCACAATTGCAAGCCCTGGCGCGGCGATTGATGGCGTTACGCTGACAGCCAATGATAGGGTTTTGCTGTCTAGTCAGACTGCACAAACTGAGAACGGCGTGTACATCTTTAATGGTGCGGCCACGCCGATGACGCGGGCGCTTGATGCAAGCACCTTTGATGAGCTGGAGGCAGCAGTTGTGCCGGTCGAGGAAGGCACTGGCGCGGGCAAGGCGTACCGGCAAACCCAAGTTAATGGAGTAATCGGCACTAACAACGTGCTGTTTACGGTTTTCGGTGGGTCATCTCCAGTGGCAACTACAAGCACCCCCGGTATCGCCGCTTTGGCAACTCAGGCCGAGGTAAACGCTGGCGCTGTGACTGACAAGATCGTCACTCCTGAGACGTTAGCAGCGTCTACTTTTGCTGCTAAGAAATTTGCGGCAAACATTGGTGATGGATCGGCAACGAGTATTGCGGTAACGCATAACTTGAATACGCGTGATGTTCGCGTCGAGGTTTATCGCAATAGCGGAAACTTCGATACTGTTTTGGTAGAAGTCCAGCGCACTAGCGTCAATGCTGTAACTATTCTGTTTGATGCCGCGCCCGCCTCTAACGCATTCAGAGTGTTGGTTCTAGCCTAATGGCGATTGAGGCACTTCGGGATATTCAGAGGTCTAGTACCTCTGCGTTTTCCCTTGGGGCGGGCGGCTTAAACGCGACCGTCGAAATCAATTCATCGACGCCTTACGTCTCGAAATTCTTCACAGCTTCCGTGCCCGGCGCGGTTCCTGGGCAAAAAGTTATCGCCTCGGTATCGCTCGATATGCCTGCCGGTGTGGCAATGGATGAGATCGAGGCCGATCCGATCACTGTGAGCGGTAGAGTCAGCGCAGCGGGCGTCGTGCAATTGCTGGTGGCGTCTGTAAACGGTTCGCCTATCGGCGGCAAACGAAATATTAATCTGGTGATTTTATGAGTTCAATTCAGAGTTTAGACCTGGCGCGCACGATGGATGTTGAGCCGGGTATATCGGCGGGGCGGCTGGCAATAGTGCCTCGCGGCGTGGGTTTTGCTGCTTCCGGAACGACGGGCGTTATTGCCGCAGCGTTGGCCGTTAACTCTAGCGTATTTGCGATGCGACTAGACCCTGGCTCGCCCCGGCGCGCATTTATTGACCGATTGCGGCTTGAGTTTACATGCCTGGTGGCGTTTAACACGCCAATTACGGCGGGCCGTCGCCTTGCTTTGTTCCGTGGTTCTGGCGCTGCCGCATCTGGCGGAGCCGCTTTAGTCGCGACCGCCAAGCATTCCACTAACGATCAGTCAGAGTTTTTGATTGCAAACGGTGGTGATATTCGCATTGCAACAACCGCTGCGTTGACCGTCACTGGTATCACTTACGAAGCAAGCTCGATTCGCGAGCTTTCGCTCGTGCACGTAGGAACGGCAGGGGCTTTCCGCGAAGTGGTGTGGGAGTTTGCGGCTGCGGAAAACGCGCCAATACAACTTGAGCCTGGACAAGTGATCGCGGTGCGAAATCCTGTTGTTATGGACGCAGCCGGAACGTGGCAGCTATCCGCATCGGTGGACTGGTACGAAGCACCTGCGCTTGACTTTGCTTAATCAATGAGGTCTGGTCGTCTGCGTGATTGGGTGACATTCGAGCGAGAGGTTGTTACGCGAAATGATTTCAATGAAGCCGTTAGAACTTGGGTTCCTGTTGTCGAGACGTGGGCGCAAGTAAAAAGCGTCTCCGGGCAGCAAGACGAAAAGTCAGGGAAGGACACTCATACTCACTATCGAGAAATTTATGTTAGGCCGCAAGACATGGCCTTGAATGAAAAAATGCGAATCATTTTCAATGGTCGAGTTCATAGCATTCAATCGATGGACGAGAATGTTTTTAAGGGCGATGTCCTTATGTTTACAGTTACGGTTGATTCGTGACGACAACAACAACTGAAGTCAAGGGACTTGCAGAACTAGAGAAATTTCTTGATGCTCTTCCTGAAAAAGTTCAAGTAAAAATCGCAAGAAACGCAATGAGCGCAGGAGCTAGGGTTATCAGAGATGAGGCTAAGCGTCTTGCGCCTGTCAAAACCGGGGCGCTACGATCATCCGTGCGAGTCTCTACAAGGCAGCAGATCAACGGGCAGATTACCGCGACGATAAGGGCGGGCGGCAAAACAAAAACGGGTGATGCATTTTATGCTCACTTTGTGGAATACGGTACAGAGCCGCACGCTATCAAGCCAAGGCCTAAAGGGTTGTTTAAAGTTCTAAAGATTGGCGGCGTTTTTGTTCGATCAGTCAACCATCCTGGCGCAAAAGCTAGGCCTTTTATGCGGCCAGCCTTTGACGCTTCAGCGCTTAAGTCTGTAGACGCATTTGCTGCGCAGTTATCAAAAAGAATATCTAACCTAAAGTGATTGAGTCGGCATTGGTGAGCATTTTAAGTTCCAATGCTGGCGTTGTTGCCGCGCTTGGCTCTCGTATATATCCAGACCAAGTGCCTGAGTCTACGGCCTACCCGTTTGCAACATTCTTCCGGGTTGATTCAAGCCCTTTTAGCGGCTTGTATCAAGACACAGAATGGGAGCGAGCAAGAATTCAATTCACGGTGTATGAGCCATCCAGAAAGGCTGCAAGGTTAGCCGCTAACACTGTCAAGACAGCCTTGTCTAGGTTGCACCAAACAACGCTTGGCGTCGTTATTGATGACTGCCGGGTTCTTCAAGAGCGAGATTCATTCGCCAGCGCCCCGCACCCGCAAGGCGTCTGCGCTGTTGAAATTGATTTTGAAATTATTTACAAGGACGAATGATGCCATTCAGTACACGCAAGGATACGATCTTCGCTAAGGCGGAAGTTAGCTATGGGGTTGATCCCATCCCAACCGGCGCGGCTAACGCGATGCTAGTCACAAATCTAGCCATGAAACCGGCGGAAATGACGCTGATTGATCGAGGCCTTAACCGCCCTTACTTCGGTTCTAGCGATCAATTGCCGGGGCAGATATACCAGATGGTTGACTTTGACATTGAAATGTCTGGCTCTGGCGCTGCGGGCACGGCTCCGGCTTGGGGTCTGTTGCTTGAGGCTTGCGCGTTTGGTAAAGTTGTAAACGCGGGGGTTGATGTTGTCTACTCTCCAATCAGCGCGGCTATCCCGTCGGTAACCATTTACTGCTACAAAGATTTAATTCTTCATAAGCTTACCGGCGCTCGTGGCACCGTCTCAATTGAAGTCAACAATCAGGCGATTCCATACCTGAAATTTTCTTTCATGGGCAAGTTTGAGCCAGCTACGGACGTGGTTTCTGTGGTGCCTGTATACACTGCGTTTCAAAAACCTGTTATTGCCAATGCGACTAACACCACGCCCTTCACTTTTCACGGAATAAATCCCGTGACATCTTCGTTGACGCTTAATGTCGGCGCAAATCTTGTCTATAGAGATTTAATTGGTGGCGTTTCTGAGGTGTTGATTACTGACAGGCAGGTGTCCGGGGCAACGAAGTTTGAAACCAATTCAGTGCTTGCCAAAAACTGGCTTACAACAATTCAAGCCGCGACTACTGCCGCGATGTCTTTGCAGCACGGTCAAGCCGCTGGAAACATTATCGTTCTTGGCGCGCCTGCGGTTCAATTGATTCAACCTCAGTATTCAGAGGAAGATTTTGTGTCGATGTGGTCAATGAACCTGCGATGCACACCCGTTGCGGGTAATGACGAATTAACGATCACAGTGAGATAAGCATGAGCTTTAAATTAAAACCATCGGATTCATTTTGGCTTGATGTTGCCGTCCGGTCGCCAGATAGCGAGGACGTTCTTAAAGTTAAATTCAAACACGCGAGCCGATCAGAGTTTAGAAAGCTCATGGATTTGCAAGTGGACGAAGTTGTTGCGCAAATCGTTCTTGATTGGCAGGCTGACGAGCCATTTACGGCGGAACGATTCGCTCAGGCTCGCGACGATATGCCGTGGCTTGATTTATCAATTTGGCGGGCATTCGCTAAAGGTTTGCAGGGCGCACGAGAAAAAAACTAAAGCAGGCCGCGAATGTTTTATTTTCGCGGCCTGTTGATGCTGTAGCCCACAAGGCGCAATTAGAGCAAATGGGTATGCCGCCCGATCAAGTGGCGGCAATGCTTAGAGATATGGGGTGCACAGATTCATTTGATGCATTCCCAGAAACCATAGAAGCGCTAGAAGTTTTTAATGTCGTTGCTACACAGTGGCGCATGAGAACCGTGCCTATCGGCATGGGCGCGAGTCAATCTGTGCCGTTTGGCTTGGACTACACGGCGTGCGAGTCAATTCTAAGAGCAAGACAAATTACCGTTAGCCCGGACACTTGGGCTGACTTACAAGTGATCGAAAAAGAGATAATCGAAAATGGCCCAAGTCGCCGGTGAAGTTTTAATTAAGATGGGGCTAGACATAGCCCAACTTAAAAGAGATAGCGGCGACGTTAAGCGACTGGCGCAAGAAAGCGCGGCGGGATGGCAAAGGGCGGGCGATCTTATCAAGGGCGCTTTGGCGGGTGTTGCGGCGGCATTTAGTGTCAATGCAATTCAGGCGTGGGTCAAGTCGTCTATTGATGCGCTTGATACCCTTAACGATCTACAAAAAAGATCGGCGTTAAGTGCTTCGGCACTGCTCACGCTTCAAGGATCGGCGGAACGTGCGGGGGAGTCGCTCGACGGGCTTGATGGATTGTTAAGTAAGCTGCCGAAAAAGCTATCAGAAGCAGCTAACGAGGGCAGCGAATTAGGGCAGTTATTTTCACAGCTTGGCTTGAGCGCTAAAGCCGGGATTACTGATCTTGATGGATTCCTGGTTTCGCTTGGAAAGGTATTCTCTGAATTTGAGGACGGGCCTGATAAAGCGGCGTTAGCGATAGAGATTTTAGGCAAGGGCGGCGATAAGTTCATTGGTACGCTTGAAGGCTTGTCAGACATGCGAGCCAGATACGAAGAACTGGGCATCACGATTGATGAAAAGGCCATCAAGGCGGCAGATCAGTTCAACGATACGCTCAAAGATGTTGAGGACTTGAGCAAGCAAACCGCTAGGCAGTTTGCGGCGGGATTGCTACCCTCGTTGCAGGCTATCGTGAGCGCTTTTGTGGACATGAAAAAAGCCGGTTTAGACTTTGCTCCAATCGGTAAAGTCATCGGCGATATTATGAGAACGACGGCAGGCGAAGCCCTTGCCTTAGTTGCAGTGTTTAAGCGAGTCTATGCTGAGATTCTAGCCGTCATTAACCTTTTTAGAAATGGCAGCTTACCGGCAGTAGAAGCCCTAGACAAATACAAGCAAGAAAGAGCTTCGGCAGCGGCTGACTATGAAAAGCAATTATCGGCTGCAAAAGCTCTTACTCGGGGAGAGTCGTCTAGTCAAAGTTCTGCGGCAAGCTTCTTAAGTGACCTGCCCGCGCAGAAGCGCCGCGCTCCCCGCGTAGGCGCAGCCAGGGAAGGCGCGGCCAAGGTTGACCCTCTTATTAAGCAGCAAACTGATGCACTGGCAGAAGCAGAGCGCTCTCTTGTCAAAATAGGGGATGCATCCGCTATTGCGTTGACTTACTTTGAAACCACGCTCGGGAAGTACAAGGAATTCAGCCCCGAAGTTAAGAAGCAGCTCATCAATTTTGCGCAGCAAACGGATGAGCGAAAGAGGTTCTTTGAGCAAGAGCAAAAAGTAATTGCCCAAGAGTATGAATTGGGCAAGGTGATCGAGCGTCAGTTAGAAATTCAGCGAGAGCGCGACCAGTCGGCTATTGATAGCGTATTAGGTCAAACCGCCACAAAGCTCATCGAAGAAAAGCGCAAGCTTCAAGACCTGATCGACAAAGAATTTTTTGCCGGAAAGATTACCGACAAGCAGTACGACGAGGCGACAGCAATTATTAACGGACTTCGCAAAGTCGATGAAAAAGCTGCTGAGACAAAAGATATTTTCGATAAGCTAGGTGTGGCGTTTGAAAGCGCGGCAGAAAAAGCCATCGACAATTGGGAAGGGGTAGGATCATTCTTTGATGGCCTATTCAAGGACTTGAGCAAGATCGCAGCGAGAGAGTTTATTACCGGGCCAATTCTCCAGAGTTTCAAGACGATGCTTGAGGACATGAAGAAAGAGGCAAGCGAAGCAACGAAAGGAACCCCTAGCGTTTCTAGTGGTGGGTCTTTGTTTGGCGCTTTGTTTAATGTCGGAAAGGCGATTTTTGGAGGCGGTTCAAGCGCCGATCCCGGCGGTTCTTTTTCCGAGGGAAACAACCAAACTAAGTCCGTAATTAATGTCACGGTCGATTCGCGTACTGATTCCGGCGACGTTCGCAGAAGCGCCGAGCTTGGCGTTCAGTCGGCGCTAGGCCAAGTCGCCGAGCGTCGATACCGAGGCGATGTAGCCTTCTCGTGAAAACAATCGATAGCGCGATCCAAACGGTTCTTGAATCGTCATATGTACCGCTCGTTATTTTCATTGAAATTGATTTTGTGAGTGGCATTCAAAGATATACCACATGCGGCCACGATCTTACTTGGAATGCGCATACATGGAAGGGGTTGGGCGGCATCGTTTCTATGGACTCTATCAGAGAGTCATCGTCCCTAGAGGCTATAGGTTTTAAGTTGTCGCTTAGCGGTGTTCCTAATGCGATGATTTCGCTTGCTCTCCAAGAAAAAACGCAGGGTAGAGCTTGTAGAGTTTATATTGGCTGTTTTGATTCCGACAACGGCGTATTGATTGGCACACCATTTGCTGACTATAGCGGACGACTAGATACGCTAGAGATTAATCGGGGCAATGTTGAGTCGGTTATATCGGTGAATGTCGAGAGCAGAATGGCGGACTTCGCCAGGCCTGCAAACGGTAGATTTACGGACGCATATCATCAGTCTAAGTATCCTGGTGACGGATTTTTTAAGCACGTCGCAAAGTTCGCAGAAGCGGACTTAATATTCTTTTCAAAAGAGCAGCAACAAGTATGAGATTGCAAGACTGGCCAGAGCGTCTCGCTAGCGTGATCGACGGTGCTATGAATAAGCCGTTCGCCTGGGGTTCGCATGACTGCTGCACTTTTGCAAACGATTGCATTATTGCCTGTACAGGCGCGAGCGCATGGCCTGAGCTTAAATGGCATGACAGCAAAAGTGCAGCTAAACTTGTGAGAGAGTTCGGCGGGCTTAAAGCCTCGCTTGACGGTTACCTAACCCGCCTTGAATCTATTGCGCTAGCAAAGCGGGGCGACGTTGTGATCGTAGACAACGGCGGGCGTGAGGTTGTTGGTGTTTGCATTGGTTCCAGCATTGCGGCACCCGGTGTAAACGGGCTTGAGTTCATCCCTATCGATCTAGCTAAATCAGCATGGAGTGTTGGCTAATGCCCGCTCTTGTTACGGCAGTTAGCGCGGCATGGACGGCGTTCACGGCGACAGTCGTCGTTGGCGCTGTGACCATCGGAACAATTCTCAAAGCTGGCGCGGTCATTTATGGCATGGTGGAGAGCCAGAGGAAACGTCAAGAGGCACGATCAGCATATAACGCATCTCTACGAGATAGAACCGTCACAATAAGAAGCTCGGAAGCTTCGAGGCGTCACGCCTACGGCAGAGTGAGAATCGGTGGCGTAATTGTTTACGGCTGCAATTCCGGTGCAAGAAAAGAATACTTGCATCTAGTGGTCGCGCTAACCGGGCACGAGATGTCATCTATAGATGATGTTTGGCTTGGTGATAGATCGATTGGCGCGTTAGACGTAAACGGATACGTTTTGGCAGGCTCTATCGCGTCAAAGCGCGATAAGTTTTCCCCAAAGACTTTGAGTATCACTGTTCCGGGGTTTCCGAGTCAATACAATCTCGGCCCCAATAACGGCGTCCAGTCTATTGTATTTTCTGATTCAGAAGATTATCAGCAAGTCAGCCATAGCCTTGCGGGTTCGACGATCACGTTCAACGAGGGGATCGGTCGCCAAGTTACTATCACGTACTTGGCGCAAGATGCCGAGCCAAGGCTTCAGATAAAGAAATTTCTTGGCGCTCCCGCTAGGGATATAGAGCTAGAAACGTTTAGCGGTGGAGACTGGACGGTTTCAGATGTTGGCTATGGAATCGCTAGAATCCGCGCATCTTTCAAGCCTGACTTAGATGTGTTCCCACAGGGTTTGCAGAACATATCTGTTATCGGTAACGGAAAAGCCATTTACGATCCTCGTACGGCGCTAACAGTCTACTCTGATAACGTCGCTTTGATGGTGCTGGATTGGTTGATGGCTCCGCACGGTTTTAAGGCTACGCTTTCTGAGATCGACATCCCGAGTTTTATAGCCGCAGCAAATATCTGTGATGAGCTTGTTCCGATAGCTGGCGGCGGAACTCAAAAGCGGTACATTGGCGGTGGCGTTATTGGCGAGGATGCGGATAGAAAAGAAGTCCTTATAGGCTTGCTTTCTGCGATGGCGGGGCAGGCGGTTCAAGTCGCTGGGAAATGGTACGTAAAAGCAGGCGCGTACTACCCTCCTGAAATAACGCTTACTGATTCAGACTTTGCGGGCGGGCAAGTAAACATTGTCGCCAACGCACCAAGGCGAATCTTGTTCAACGGCGTCAAAGGTCGGTTTGTCGACCCGTCGAATAACTGGGCGTTTACCGACTTCCCGCCATACCTAAGCAGCACCTATGCGACTGATGATGGCGGCGAGGAGATCGTTACTGACATTGATCTGCCTTTCACGAATGATCCAATACGAGCGCAGCGCATTGCTAAGCTGCAATTGTTCCGCGCTCGGCAGTCCTTAACCATTGCCGCAAACTTTAAACTAAAGGCGCTGGCAATCACGCCATTGACCACGCTCAGAATAAAGAATACTGAGTTTGGATGGGATACTATTGACGGCGGCTTAGGTAAGTTGTTCACGGTTTCCAATCGTGACTTTGATCCGTCTACCATGACGGTATCTCTTACGTTGCAAGAAGAAGCCCCGGCGGTGTATGCATGGGATTTTAACGAGGCAACGGACCCTGACCCTGCGCCAAATACAAACCTAAAAGACCCGAGGTTAATAGATGCAATCGATGGTCTAACGGTCACAAGTAACGCGAACACTTTCAAGAAATTAAAAGACGGGACCATCGTCCCGTATTTGCTTGTTACCTGGACTGCTGTTACCGACTCTCTTGTGACCGAAGGCGGGTCAATTCACGTTGCCTGGAAGCGAGCAAACGAAGCGGTATATCAAAGCATACTGTTAGACGGTGATGCAACGTCCTTTTCTATTGATGGCGTCGGCCCTGGTGAGATTATCAATGTCAGTATAAGAGCCATTAATGGCGCGCAAGTTTCAAGCGAGTGGCGGCATGTAACGCACTCCGCGTCGGCATTGCTTGCTACAAATAGCCAGTCGCCGCGTTTTGGACTTGGAGTCAATCAGCTTGAAAATGCTTGTTTGAAAGCCGGCGTAAACGGGTGGTCTGTGTTTTCTTCGCCAGGATATACGTCCACCATAGCGCACGTCATAAATGCTGACGGTGCCCCAACTCCTTTTGGCTCAGTGGCGATAGTTTGTCAAGGCCCTGTTTCTACTTCCCCTGCTGGCTCGTTGTTTGCTGTCGGTTTAAAAATACCTGTAAACCCCGGGCAAAGAATCGAAGCGCAAGGAAAGGTTCAAAACTTTCGCGGAAACGTTCGCCTTGAAGTCATTTTTTATGACGCAGCAGGGAGTCAAGTTTCTTTTGTTCCGCTTGCTGGCGTGATAGAAACAAATAGTGATTCGCTTTTTTTCACCAGATCGCTGATTGACTTCAAGTATTTGTGGGGGTTGCTCACCGTCCCGCCAGGGGCTACGCAAGCAATGCTTCACTTTACTGTGACTAGGACTTCCTCCTCCGCCGATACGCTGGTCTTCGTGACCCAACCATATCTTGGGGTCGCGCATGAAAACCAAACCCAGCCCAGCCCTTGGACTGATGGCCCCCCGCGTGGCGCGTTAGCTCAGGCTGATATAGCCACTACTTCACTTATAGCGCCGAATGCCGCTACGGATGTATTAGAGGCTTTCGGCGGCGCCGGAAGTGGCGTGACTGGCGCGGGAGCAAACAATTTTTATTTGCAAACTCTTGTTGTTTCCAACCCCACTCAACAATCCATTGTTGTGATTGCAACCGCATCGCTTCAGGCGACGGGTCAAGCCGGTGTCGGTGCGCTTGGCAGCACCAGTGGCGTTAGTGCGTACATATTGCAAGATGGCGAATCGGTATTACCGGCGGGCGAGCCTGCGCAAGGCTTTGATCTAAACGTTAATCAAACCTTTGGCATGACATTAAGCCCTACCAGGAGATTTTCGATTGCCCCCGGTGCTACGCGGACGTACACCATCGGATTGAGCGTCGGTCCTGATACGGCCTACACATATCAAAAGCAAAAAATCAGAGTGGAGTTAATAAAAAGATGAGTTCGTGGGTAATGTTTTTTAATGGAATAGCGACGCCGATACGCTATTCAGGCCCTATTGAGTGGCTCGCTTTAAATACTCCTCCTGGGCATGTCGCGGTTCAAGACGATGAATGGTTAATAAACGAAGGTGATGCGCTATGAACAACGAACTAAAAATAATGAACCCATCGGCGTTTATCAATGACTAACGAAGAAATTATCATCAAGATGCTCGAAAGCATTTCCTCCGACGTTAAAGACGTGAAAAACCGCCTTCATGACGGTGATCGTCGCATGGATTCGCTAGAGCGAGACATTCAAGAAATGAAGCAGGCTGACGAAAAAACGGACGAGGATGTAGCCGCGCTAAAAAAAAATCTTGATGAACTCAAGGACGATTTGGGCTTTGCGGCCATCATCTCGCGCAATGTTAAAAAGATTGGTCTTTACGGCGCGGCGCTTGCAATTCTGGCTTACTTTTTCCCTTCGTTTGGTAAATTTTTTAATTAGCCAAATGCCGATAAATCCAGCTAAGCGCGTGCGGCTGATTCGAGGCAAGACCTCGCTTGAAGGCACGTTTGGCGTAATGGTCTTTGGTCGCGAGTGGTGTTACTCACTAGAACTGCCGTGGCTTAAAAATATTCGGCGCGTGTCATGCATCCCCGAAGGTGATTACGTGTGCAATATCGTCAACTCGCCAAAGTTCGGGCGAACCTATGCGGTGCTTGATGTCCCTGACCGGTCCGCGATCTTGATTCATGCTGCCAATTTGGCGGGGTCAGAGAGGCATGGATATACAACTCAATTGCAAGGATGCATAGCGCCCGCCGAAAGGCGCGGGGAGATGAGAAACAATGCGGGCAATATGCAACTATCGGGCATCAACTCTAAAAGCGCCTATCGTCGTTTAATGGCCTGGGCGGACAGCCAGCCGTTTGAATTATCAATAAGGTTTGAAAATGCTTGAAGCGATATTACCTATGTTGGCGTCGGGCCCGGTTGGCTTGCTTGTCGGCGGTGTTACCGCATTTTTCAAAGGCAAGCAGGAATTAGAAGCTAGGCGCTTGGAATTGCAGTTTCAGGACAAGAAATTCGCGCACGAAATCACGCTTAGAAAATCCGATCTGGAAATTGCTCAGGCAGAAGCGCAGGGGAAAAAAGACGTTGCAATTGTCGAAGGTGATTCCGCAGTAGAAGCGGCTCGCATGGCCGCGATGGCGCAAGCGTCGGTGTCTGATGCGGTGACTTCCGACCAATTAAAAGAAGCGGGGCCAATCGGTAAAGTATTTCTTGCTTTCGTTGGTGGCTTGCAAAAATTGCTTAGACCCGGCTTGACGTTGTATCTCGTGATACTGGCGGCGGGTGTCAATGGCCTGATCTTGGCCGCGTGGCCCTCGACTTATCCGACGTTGCCGCCTGAGCAAAAAATCAAGGTAATCATGGATGCCGTGTCTTGGGTCACAGGGCAGGCTAGCGCAGTGCTTGGATATTGGTTTTATCAGCGAGCTAGCGCATCGAGAGGCTAGAAAAAAGCCCCAATGAAGGGGCTTTAATGGACCTAGCGCAA